AAGAATGTATGCCACCCCATTACTCCTAAACCTAATGCTCTTCCTTTTTTAGCATGTCTGTGAGAACGAACCATTGAATCTTTACCATTAGTTTTAACAATAAATTCTTCCATTACTCCATCTAGGAAATATGTTGCAATTTCTACTACATCAGTATTTTTCCACTCATCATATTTAGCTAAATTTAGAGATGATAAACAACAAATAAAGGAATGTTCTTCATCTGTATGTAATGTAATCTCTGAACAAATGTTAGTCATACTAACATCTAGGTTATTCATTCTGTAAGCTAAAGGATTATCTTTATTAACATTATCCTTAAACATAATATATGGTTCACCTGTTTCAACTCGTGATTTAAGCACTTCAAGCCAAATTTTCATAGCTTCACTATCACGATCTTGTAGACGCTTCATGAAATCATCACCTACAACTACACACTGATGTAAGTTAAGACATTGGCGATTTGGATCACCTTTTGGTCTACGGATTTGAAGGAATTCCTCAATATCTGGGTGGTTAATATCTAGGTTAACACTAGCTGCTCCTCTACGAACTGAACCTTGGTTAGTTGCAATAATGGTAGAGTCATAAATTTTAGCCCATGGAACTACTCCTTCAGATGTTCCATTACCTGTAATACTAGCTCCTCTTCCTCTAATTCTACTTAATGATATTCCAACTCCACCTCCATAAGAAGTAAGTCTCATCAATTCAGCATTTGTTAAACCAATCCCTCTAACTGAATCTGGTGTATCAATACCAAAACAAGAAATTGGTAAACCTCTATCAGTACCAGTGTTTGATAAAACTGGGCTTGCTAGTCCAATCCAACCATTCCAAACATACTTAAAGAATTTATTCTCTAGGTCAGGCCTATTTAATCTCATTGCTACAGCATGAGCAACTCTTTTATATGCTTTACGTGGTGTTTCTCCGGGCATTAAATAACCTTTTGAAATTGTTGATAAAGCAACTTCATCGAAGTGGTCAGGATAATCTTTACCTTTTTCCCACTGTGTGTAATCTGATATTAAACTATTATTGTCCATTTATCTTTTTAATTTTTAAAATATTGATTCATCCCAACTCATGTTACCCTTAGAGTAATTAGTAACTCTATTAGCAAAGAAATCTGTATGTTGTTTCCCAGCTGATAAATGATCAAACCATTTCATTCTTTCAACTGCATTAAAATCAATATCATCAACTATTCCTTTATATCCAAGATCTCCTAATTTAGCGTTTACTCTATTCTTAATAAAATGCTCTAAATCATATTGTGAACATCCCTCTAAATCACCTAGTGAATAACATTTTCTAATAAAATCTAATTCTAATTGTAGAGATAATAAAGCTGCTTCCATAATTGCTGCTTCTAACTCTGGTGTTTTTAGTTGTGGATTTTCTTCAATTAGAGTTCTAAATAACCAACATCCTGCTTCTGAATGCATTGATTCATCTCTAATACTCCACTCTACAATTTGACCAACACCTTTTAGTTTATTTCTCATTTTAAATGACAATAAAACTGCAAATGAAGAAAATAAATTTACACCTTCTGTAAATGCTGAAAATATTGCTAAGGATTTTGCTATTTCATGTAGGTCTTTTTCACCTTCAAAGCTATCTCTTACTTCAGTAAGGGCTTCAATTTTAGCCATTGTAGTTTCATCTTCTAAGAATTCACTAAAATCATCTAATCCTAATTCCTCATTCAATAAAGAATAAGCTTCAGCATGAATTGTTTCCATAGCACCAAAAGTAGTAGCCATAGCAATGATTTCTGGTTTTCTAAACCATTTAGTAACTAACCCAGTCCAATAATCATTTACAACTGTTTCAGTTTGAGCAAAACCCTTAAGGATTGAACCTATAATATTTTTTTCAGTTTCATTTAGATTCTGTTTCCAATCATTTACATCTGACATCATTGGTACTTCTGTGTGTATCCAATGTGCTTGTTGTTGTTTAAGCCAGTAATCAGCTGCTTCTTGATATTCAAATGGTTTGTATATTATACGTTCTTTTAAAATGTCTTTCTTCATCTTCTATTAGTAATTAACTTTAAAAAATTCTTTTGATAAATGTTTTTTATCAAATGCGTCCAAGTTCAAGGAACTTGATGAACCTCCAGAAGATGGGGGAGGAGCTGATTCTTCATCAAACTCCCCTGTTATATTAAAGTGCCCATTGGAAGTATCAGCATTCATTTGGTATGTGACGCCATCCATTCCATATCGGTTTTTCATAATATGGAGCCTTCCAGTATTGTTTACTTTATCCTCTTTCTTCCGAGAAAGTGAGATTGCTACATCTGTGATCATCATCTTATCATATGATCCTGCTGCCTTATCACCTTCAATTATATCATCCTTAGAACCTGCTCTATTGACTTGTGAAACACTCCAGATTGGTAAGTTAAGTTCACGAGCTAAGCCCTTGGTGCTAGTATAAATATCATCAATTTCAAACTTACGATCAGTAGAGTTTCTTTTTGATTTAAGAAGATCAACATAATCAATAATGACCAAATCTGGTTCAATATCTAGTGATTTTAGTTTCTGGATGTGCGATTCAATTGTTGTCATAGTTGCGCGTCCCATTGCGAATTCTTTAATAACTAATTGACCTTCTAGTGTATCTACAGCATGCTCAACTTTTTCTCTTTCATCTAAAATTCTATTTACTGGTACAGCGGTAAAGAAAGCGTCATAGCGTCTTCCAACATAATCTTCTCCTAACTCAAGTGTATAATGAACTACATTGTATCCTAATTTTACAGCATGTCCACCTAATGCTACAAGAGACCATGATTTTCCTCCACCTGGGTTACCGAATATTAATCCAAAATCTCCATTTCCTAAACCACCTTGAACTAATTCATTGATTTGAGGCCAAGGAGTTGGAATAGTTACTCTATTATTCTCACGGTATCTCGATTCGACATCTTTATTATACTCGTGTCCTATTTTCTTATCTTGTCCCGCTTTTAATGCGCCTTCAACCATTAATTTAATGGAATCATAATCACCAGCTTGAAGCAAATCTACAGAACTTAATAGTGCTTTTTTAAGTTGTTGATTTTTACAAAATGTTGAAAATTCTTCCTTAACATATTCTAAATCATCAGTAGAAGCTTGATATGCTGATCTTAATTGTTCTTTGATAGATACTTGAAGTACCTCATTTTTTACTTTTTGAAGTTCTACTTTTAAGATATCCATACTGGGTGTAGTATGATACTTAGCATAGTAACTTAAAATATTTTTTATAATCCATTTATTAGCATCGCTCCCAAAATCATTCTCATCAAGAATATCATGAATGTTAATCAAGAAATCCTTATTAGTTAATAATGCTGAAATTACTTTTATTTGGAAAGTTGGACCATATTGATCAATTGATTGGAGTGTCATAACTTTTTTATATTAAATTTTCAAAACGTTCTTTTAACCATAAATTAACATTCCTTATTAGATTCCCCAAGCCATCTTGCTCATAAAGTTGAACAAATTGTTTCGGATGAAATTCAGGAACATATGTAGCAACATAATGGTCTATGTATTCTTTATCTGATTCATCAATCATTGGATTTGATAAATCCATCACTTTGTAGCGCTTCTCAAGTGCATCTGGATCACTTAAAATTCGGGCATATATAACATGCTCTTTTAATCTACTCTCACTTAAAGATAAGATATCAGATAATTCAATTTTATCACCTTTTAATTCAGGAAATAATTTGTATAGTTTCTTTGGACCTAACCCTTTTATACCTGGGATTTTATCTGAAGAATCTCCCATTAAGGCTTTATATAGGATAAAGTTATGAGGTGGTAATCCAAATTTTTCTTCAACTACTGAAGGTGTGTAATATTGTTTAATAATTGGGGAGTAGACGATAACTTGGTCGCTAACTAACTGTAAGTAATCCTTATCGCTAGATACTATGAACATTTTGTCATCGGGTGTATTAGGCAAGGTATCGCTTAAGTATGCGATGATATCATCTGCTTCTACTTTGTCAATAGAAAGTGACCGAACCGGGAGGGTACTTTGATATTGGATAATTCGTACAAGTTGATCAACTTTAGAATCATCTTCATCGGAGTGGGAATCAAAGGCCTCCCAGTTGGTTACTCTAGAGATATTTCTTTCAGATTTATATTCGGGGATAATATTTTTTCTATTATTAGATGAACCCATTCCATCCCATACTATAAAGACTTCTGTAGGTTCTATTTGTTTAATCATGGCTCCTAAGGATCGGTAAAAACCACCTAACCCTCCAATGTGTGCTCCATCTTTATTTACAGCTGGTATAACTGTAAAGTTTCTAAAGAACAAATTTAGGGCATCTATTAATAATACTCTTCTTTCCTTAGGAGAATCATCCCCTTGCTCCTGAACATTGTCCAGGAGACTTAATATATCTCTATTACTCATAATTTATTGTGGTTCTTCTGTGAACGTTTCAATTCCTACTCCTGATGAATCATCTTCAATGATGTTGAAATCTTCTCCTCCTAATATTCGTTTCCAATCCTCAATGTGATCTTTCTTATATTCCTTGAGAGCTTTATCATCATCGTTAATGAATCCGTGTGGAGTCATAACAATTCTTCCTTTAGTAGCAACACCATTAATATGGTTTTTATCAATCTGGATGTTAGTTCGTTTAGCAAATTCAACCTGCTTACCATCTTTAATTGCTTTAATCTTAGATGTTCCAGCATTAGCAATATTACCAAATGTAACTACAAATGTAGCATCAAACCACATAGCAAATCCTCCCTTATTCATAAGTTTTGGTTGCCCCATTGGGTTTGCTGGTTTTTGTGTCCAAACTTTATTGATACAAACCAATGTGTTAGTGAATGGTGAAGACTCTTTACGAGACAATGTTATACGCTGATTAACACTATTCCCAAATTGAGTTGACATTGCACCTGCATTCCACTCATTGTTGTTTTTGTTTGATTTAACAGACATCTCACAAGGTACTGATCCAATTGAATCCCATAGGAACATCAATGGAACTGGTAGATTCATTTTCTTCTGCTCATCTAGCAAATCCAAAATAAATGCTGCTACATCCTCAATTGTGTGGATAGTTTCTCTATCTACATATAGGAAGTTACCTGTGTAATCTAAAATCTCACCTGTTTCTTCATCAACAACTTCTTCAACTTCTAGTCCCATCATTTGAGCATGCTCCCATGACCACTTCATCTCTGTGATGATAAACACTGGCATGATACCACGCTTCTGAGCAGCAACTGCTGCTTCCAAAAGCGCGGTAGTTTTGCCTGTATCTGAGTGGCCTCTTAAAATTGAAATATGACCCAATGGAATACCAGGAACTGATGTTACATCTTGGAATGCTTTTGAAAGCGGAATCCATTCTTGTTCCTTGAACTTAACACTAGAGTTAAGTCCTTTTTTTGCTTTAAACCCATTAAGGTCAAATCCCTTTTTAAGCTCGGAAGAGACTGCTTCCGATAAAGATTTATTCTTTTTAGCCATAACTTTTTATTTTTTTAATTAAAATGGTAAACCATCATCTGAATCATCATCACCAAACATATCATCAAACTTCTCAACTGGAGATGTTGTTGATTTTTTATTAGATAGTGAATAATTTGATTTTGGTTCTTCTTTAACATCACTATCAAAATCAGATGCTTTTTCAGCAATGATTTGACCTTCTTGCTCCTGTGCTTCAGGATTAAGGAAATTTTGTAGAATTGACTTCAATTGGTCAAATTCTTTCTTGAATGGTGTTTGAAGCGCCATAATATCATTTTGGTTTTCCAACCAACTTTCAACTTGGGTTGCATCCTCACTCAATGGTGATTCTTTACGTTTTGGTGAAATGGAAGCAACTTTATTAATTGTTCTACCATTCATATCACCTTGCTCAACATTGATTGTGAAATCGAATCCATTAGATACATCTGTGAAATTTCCATAATCTTCATCATCTGCTACACTTAGCAATTGCTGATAGACATTCTTTCCAAATTCCCAAAGACGAACACCCATGTCCTCTTCTCCACGAACTACAACTTGTGCGAAATAACGCATTTTAGGATCTAGCTGCTTAGCCAATTTCCAATTTGTAGATTCATTAGTTTTGCGTAGTTGTTTAGTGAACTCAACGATTGGATCTTTCTCATCCCAGTTAGTCAAGGCATAAATAGGGAATTGTGACAATCCGTAGTGAAGTTGAACTTCTTTAATAGGCCATTCTTTTTGGAATTTTGAAGGAACAATACGTATTTGATGTTTTCCTACACTTTTTGGTTTCCAGTAAATTTTCTTGTAATCTACTTTTTCATACTCCTTTTTCTTTGTTTGAGGTTGGAGAGCCTCCATTTTGCTTCTAATAAGACTTAAATCCATAATATAACTTTATTTTTTGTAATACGTTGGGGAATGTACTAACCTAGGGTTAGGGAGCCAAATACTTTTTTTAGAGATTTACAATATCGTGAATCTTAGTATTTAGTTGCTTTAACTCATTGTGTTGAGTTAACAATACACAATTGCGATAGTGATTCCAATCAATTGGGAATTTTGTATCTACTACTCCACCATTTAGTGATTTGATTAGAGTATTTAATGCATTGATTGTGTATAAAGTATTGGTTTCTTTTTTTCTGTGAACCAATATTGTGTTTTCTGGAATTGAAGATACATTGCCCTGGTCTACATTGTAAGTGATAACATACTCGTTGTTACTTTTGATGTTTAAAACGAAGATTTTATTGTAAAGTATATCGTATTGGGATGTTACTTGTTCAATAAGGCTGTCGATCTCATCAAGTTGTGTAAAGGTGCAAAATAATCTGTTATTCATAGAACCATAGGCATTTTCTAGTACGTCAAAATCGTACTGATAATACATATGTTCAAGGGGTTGGAGAGTGGTGTTCATAACTTTGTTTTAATTAAAAATTGTAGGTTTTACCTGTTTTACTTTTTGTGTTTAACTTGTGTTTCTTAAAAACACCTTCTATTTGTTTAATTATATCCTCCTCATTTTCATCTACGTCTAGCAAAAATGAATCGTATACATATAATACTAATTTAGTATTCTTACCTCTTAATAACTTTAATATTTCCCATAATATAACAACATTCATTGACGTCTCCAAGTTTTGGAGTAAATAATTCAATAGCTTTTGTGGGTTCATATTATCCAGTTTATCCTTCTCAAATTTATGTTTCGATATAGGACATTCAATGTAACCTCGGCTTTCATACTCTTGCCATAAGTTATTAGTATATACTTTAACTTTTTGGAAGAATTCCAAATGTTCATACTGCTTGAACACTCCACCATAAAGTTGTTTAAATGTTAATTCCTTAGCCTTTTTGTAATCCACCCCATACATTTCAGCAAATGATTTATGTATGTCACCTTCAGGAAAATCATACTTTACTAACTTCCCAAGTAGGGTTGGGTGGTAAGCACCTATGTCTAAATCCAAAAAGTAATCATTCCTTGGTATAAACGCCTTGCGCTCACCTGTGGTTTTACTCAATGCTGAGAAGTTAATTCCTCCAAATTTATTTGAAGGTCTCATTGTTGTAGTATTTAAGTTATATTGTGTAAATATCTCTCCCTCTGCTTTGAATTTTGGGAAGTATTCATTGTAGACTTCCTGATCGAGTTTCAACCCCACTTCCTCAATCATGTTGAAGACCAAATCTGCTTTATCTCTGAAGGTATTTGGGGTTGGTATGACTAAATTTTCAAATACCACCTCACAATACTCATAATGTTTTACAACAGGTACTATACAATTGATGTTTACTTGCTCGGGAAATTTCCTATGGTAGAATTCATGGGTTGATGTATACTCATGTATATACGGAGGAGGGGGTGGGGGTGTTGTATGAGAAGCTTGATGAAAGAAATAATGGTGGAACTCCTTTTTGTCTCTAACATATATAGTCTCAATATCTGCTAGTACTTGTTGTATATCATCATATTCTAATGAGAATGTGTCATTGTGTTGAATTGATAATATATAGCCTTTATTCGCGTTTTCTATTGGCCTAATGTATACTAATGATACAGGGTTAAGTGTTGGGTGAATATTAGGAGAGAATGGAATTACTTCAACAAAAGCTTTTTT